CAACAGCTGCAACCAATTCCAACACCTTAGCCAATGAAGGCACGGCGCCGTTGGTTCCCATTGCTACGCTGTTAATTCCAGACGTACCCAACAATCCCAAAGGCTGGTTTGATGAGCCAGAACCGTTGATTGCTGCGGCTTCAATGGCAACCGCCAAAGCTTTTACAAACGATTCAATGATTTTCTGGTCGATTGACTGGTTGTTTTGCAACAACAACTGCTTCGAAATATCGCTATAACCGGCGATACGTGAAGGGCGCAACTGACGAGCGGCAGTAACTGGGTCGCCTGATGCAGCATCAGCGGTTTCGGCAGCCCATGCAACAGAAACTCCAGAACTGAAACCGGTCAAATCAACGTTAGCCGACAAACCTGTTAATTTGGTAGCACCCAACTGTTCAAGAACAGTTTTAGCGTACAAAGCGTCGAAAAATCCAACTTTCTCCAATGGGATGAAGTTTCCACCGGCAGTTGCTGAACCTGCGGTCATGGTACGACTTTCTCGCATCTTTACATCCATCACCTTGTTGGACAAATAAATTCCGCTTGGGGTAATGCCCAAACTACGTGCCTCGTTGGCACTTTCTTCCACCATTTCTTTCTCCAAACCGCTCAACTTGTCGTTTCCAACTTCGGTGATCAATTTAGAAAATGAGAATGCGCGTACTTCTTTTTCTTCGCTGTCTGATTTTGGAGCACCTGCAACGCGGGCGATTTCTTCCATTTTCTCAGCTCTGCGGATCTCAACATCCAACGCGTCAATCTTGGCGGTTGTGGCGTCGAACTTGGTGCCTTCTTCGGCGGTCATGTTGCGTTTTTCCACCGTCAAGGTGTTGTACAACGCGTCGAGTTCGCCCTTGATAGCGGCGCGCTCTTCTCTGAGTTGTTTAAGTGTTTTCATGTATATGGTTTATTTTTTTTTTAATAGTTTCTGTATCTGGCCATGGCAACACGCACGGCATCGCTTAAAACGGGCTCAATAACTGGCTCAACAAACTGACTACGCTCCTCGTTTAATGAGCGCGCCTCGGTGCTGGTGTCCGCATAGGCTGGAAACGTAACGGGGGCGACATCGTACAATTTTTTCACCTTGGTGATTTTACGCATGTACATCGGCCCGTATTTATCCGAGTTGGTCCATTCAACGCTTTCTGCAACAAACTGGAACGAGCTCTCAGAAATATCGCCACGCTTTACCGCCACCCCAACATCGGTATGCGTTGGTGATTGGTAATCCATGGTATTTTCGTACTCCAAGTGTCCAGCCGCGTTAATAAACACGGAGCATGTGCCCGACTTGGTACGTCCCAAAATCAACTCGTCCTCATGGTTGAACAGACAACGGATGTCGGAATCCTTCAACGCCTCATCGAATGCGCCTGGGGCAATCATTTCCTCGTACCAACCCATATCGGTTACGACGTTAACGACGGCAGCAATACCGCCGATTTTCTCGGGTAGCCCTTCGGCGTTTAATGCCCTTACCTCTACGGGTGCTTGGTGCCTGCGTGTCTCTTTTCTCATGACTGTGTATCGTTGTTGTTTCCGGTGATGTTATTATTTTTCATGGCCTGGGCCTGCAATGCTTCAATTTTCGCGTCCATGTACGCCTCTAATTTGTCGGCTGTGAACAAATCGGCGGTTACCAACATTTGGTCGCCCGTTTCGAATTTCTCCAAATCCTCCATGTATCTCGCCTCGTTTCTGAGCAACCAACCGCCACGGATTCCCGCGTTGTAATAATCGGCACGCGATTTCGCGCTGGCCCTCATTAATGAGTTAAACACAAACTTAAATTCATGGGTGGCGCGGTCTACTTCGGTAAATAATTTCTTGCTCAATTCCTGCTCGAGGCGTTCGGCTTCGGGCTGCAAGGTTTGCGCGTAAAATTGCTGCATCTCCAATTCGACATCGGTTCCAGAATTGCCGGCATTTAAAACCGACAATGGAACACCAAAAATTCGGCTGATTTCCTCAACGCTAAATTTACGCTGTTCGATGTACATGGCCTCTTGCGGGCTTAAGCTCATGCGCTCCATTTTCACGCCCTCGGGTAGTACGGTAGATCGGCGTTGACCGTTCACCACGTCATCGAGCGATTGGCGTAACGCTGTCGGGTCCGCAATTTTACGGTCCGATGTTAACAAAAATTTTAAAACGCCGTTTTTGTACACGTCTGCGCTGCTCGACATGGCCGCCAAATCAATGCCCAGGGATTCCGCGTGCATCGCAATTGGTGATTTACCCATCAACGGATCGTCAGTGCACAAACCTTTGAAATGCAAAATTTGATAGGATGCGTATGTGCCCTTGTAAATCGGATCTTCAATTTGATAAAACAGCATCCCTTTGGATAAATACGGGCGCACAAAACTCGACATAACGGGGTGCAACTCAACGGGGATAAAATCCTTATTTCGTTTGATAATCGCGTATGAATTACCGCGCATTTTAAGTTGCGCCATCAAATACGTCCAAAAATCAAAACTCGTTTGGTACGTGTTTGGCGTTTTAAGCAACTGATTTAATGCGCTGCGGGTTATGCGTTCCTTTCCGTTGACGGTCTCGCGATAAATATTCAAATTCATCGTGGCGATACCGTTGGCGATAACCTCGATTGAACGGTGAACACTGGCAATACTTAGCGCGGTGTTGCTCGTCACCGTCTGCCCTGAACGGGTATAACGGCCCAGCAAGGAATAAAACGACCCGATTACGTCACCGATAAACGGCATCGCCCCGAATTGCTGCTCCCGCTTCTCGCGTTTGAATAAATTGGCCAACTGCATCGAGGCGAATTTAACGCGCGGGCAAATAACGGATGCAACAATATCCCGCTGGTTACTCCCGATTAATTTTCGCCCACTTGCTCAACGCCGACCTGAACACGCCGTAACTTTTATATTTTCGGCGGCCAAATACCGCAAAATGGCGATCTTCTATCGCTCCGTAGGCGTGTTCGTAACTACCGCCAACGGCTGAGGATTTAGGCAACTGGATATAATACTCCCGCATGAAATCGTCCGTGTAGGTTAAATTTGCATCTTTTATCATCGTTTCATTTTTTACAATGGTACAAACCACAATTCGTCATCGTCGCGCTCCTTGGCCTTGTTCTCCATGGCTGCACCTATCGCCATGATAGAACTAACCGCGCCGTCTATTTTATCCCCACTTTTTTTCTTATCCGGTTTCACGTTATCGTTTTCGTCCTTTTTCATCATCACGTTTCCGATCATCCACCGCAACACTGGGTGTCCTGTGTGCTGCAAACGGCGGTTCAAAACCAAACGTTCCATTTCCTTGCTCGGTGCCGTCATGGATAACATCCCCTGTCTGAACGGGTACATTTCGAGCCCGTCCTCGGTGAGCTCGATAACCAACTGCGATGAGTTAAATTTATCGTACGCAAATTCCAGAATGTTAAACCGTTCCCGCAATCGGCCTATTTTATCCCGAATCGCTCTGTAATCCGTCACGTTTCCGTCCGTTACCAATATCTCGCCATCGGCAACCCATTGGCGGTATGACTGCCCGACCTGGTCGCGTCGTTTGGTGATGGCGTCCTCGGGTAACCAGCAATAAAACAACAAGGCGTCGCGCTCTGGGAAAAACAAACTCAACGCGCAAAAATCTCGCGTACTCGCCAAATCCAAACCCGCGTAACAATCCATCCCCTCTAACTCGCGCTCTTTCAACCCTGCGCATGACATCCAATCGCGGTCGGTTATCCAGGTAACTGCCGAATCGGTCCACACGTTTAACAACTTGGTCTTGAACTCGACTTCCTTATCGTTGCTTTCCTTGGCCTCAATCAACCGATCAACTAGGTATTTATCCTGCACCGAAACGCCCAAATTCGGGTTCGCCTTACGCCATAACTTCGGGTCGGTCCAATCATCTGTTTCGTCCAGGGTGTAAATTATTGAGAACAACGTCGGGTCATCAACGAGCCCCTTCAACACGTTTGTGCAGTGGGTTCGGTGCTTATAACACGGACTCTCTTTGTTAAATCCTGCCGTTGTGATTGTAAAAAGAAACGGCTGCCTACGCGCCCCCATTGAGTTCATGATCACGTTATACATCTCGTCCGTTTTATGGGCGTGATATTCGTCAATCGTGGCCATGTGGGTATTCAATCCGTCGTTGGTTGTTGGCCCCCATTCAATCGGGCGAAATACAGAATCCTCGTAAATTATCCGGTGCGAGTTCACTGAATCATGAATTTTAACCTCCCCCCTCAATATCTCGGAACCTCGCGACATGGCGGCGGCTTCGTCGAACACGATTAACGCCTGCGCCATTTTGGTCGCAACGCTGAACACCTGGGCACCGGCTTCGCCATCAGCCACCAATCCGTACAGCATGATCGAGGCGGCAAAGGTCGATTTCCCGTTTTTGCGCGGAACCTCAACGTATGCTCGGCCAAATCTGCGCCGCCCGTTCGCCTCGAATCCGAATATGTTGTAAATTATAAATTTCTGCCATGGCTCGAGCATCAAACGTTTACCGGCAAATTCGCCGCGCCATTGTTCGAGCTCCTCGATAAATTCGACGGCATGGGCTGCCCAATCTTCGCGGAACGTGTACGCCTTCAAATCGTTCAAGTAACGCTCGCACGCTAATCGAACCCACTGGCACGCCTGAATTGAACCGTTACTTACGTTCGTTGCGTATTGCGTGGCTGCGTTCATAGTGTTCGCGCTCGGTGTTGGCGCGTTGTTCGTTTCTGAATGGCGGCTCTAATCGTTCATCGTTGCGGTAAACATGCCAAACGTTATGTTCGCCACGGACGGTGAATTTTGGGGTGGGTTGCTCGGTGTTTGATGGCACCATATACGCGCTAAGATCTTCGGTGGTTTCAAATTCGGATAGGGTTTGCGCTTGACCGCAAATGCGTTCAGGTTTTTCAACTGCTGGTTTCTTTCTCATATCGCTTTTGATTTCTTAAACTTACTCAACTTCGACTCAGCCGGTGCGGCCGTCAATGACATTTTACCGCGGGCCGATGGGGTGATCCCGAACAGCACGCCAATTTCCTTGGCTTGTTTCAAACTGCGTTCACGGATGGCGAAATACGGGCTGATCACTGGACCATGCAAACCTGGTACAACGTCACCATGCAAAACAAGTTGAACCGACGCGTTTCGATAAGTGGCCATAGCTTCGGCATAGGCGGCAATCATTTCGAAATCAACCGCCACCAACAACCCCGACTTTTTCAACTCCCGACAAACCGTGTCGAAAATTTCGACCGCTTCGATTCTGATGTGATCAGGCGCGGCGGGTAAATCGGTGTTTATTGCGTAGGTCATGTCCATTACACGAAGATAATGTAAACCATTGCAACAAAAACAAGTATTCTAAATCGTCTCGTGTGAGAATGAGATTAACACAGCGGTTAAACGGCCCTCCTTATTCGTCAGATATACCCCCGCCCCGGGTCAAACGGGACTCCTTCGCGCTCTTGACCGCGTGGCAACTGTTGCAAAGCGACTGATAGTTTCGTTCATCCCAGAACTCACCACCAAGTCGAACCGGTTTAATGTGGTCAACCATCTGTGCAGCTGTGATCGTGTTCGTTTCAAAACAGATCCGGCAAAGTGGTTCGTTCATGAGTTGCATTCGTCGAGCGATTCGCCATCGCTGGGTGTGGTATCTTGACTCGATATGGTTGCGTTGTTGTTCGCGTTTTCGTTGCTTGGATGGGTTGATTCGTGGCATGATATTGGGGTGTAACGGGGTGTATCAAGACGTAACAAAATTCTGTTACACTCTCGAGGTTTGATTTTGTTGGGCTGATGGCCCTCTGTAACATAATAACAAAAATAAATATAACTATTATTATTATTATTATTATATATATACATCTGTCTTTCTATCATTAAAAGTGTATCTCTCGCGGGTTACGGCGTTACATTGTTACAATCCTTTGTGGTGTTGGTTTTATCGGTGTATCGCGATTTTGTAACATTTTAATTTTTGGTCTTGTTTGTGGTGGTTTTGTAGTGTGTTTTGTTTTATTGCATTGAAAAAATAAAATATTATAATTATATTCTTTACACTATCTTTGCCCCATGGAAACGTACAAATCGGTAGAATTTTCGGCCTACGAAATCAGCAATCTGGGCAATGTCAAGAAGAAAGGCAAGCCATACAGCCCAAAGTTAACCAAAACTGGAACGCATTTCATTAACCTGAATACAAAGCCGCACTACATTTCGCGACTTGTTTATGAGTTGTTCGTGGGTAAATTAAGCCCGTCCAATTACGTTATACACCTAGACGGCGACACGACAAACAACAGGGCCGACAATCTGTATAAATCAGAAACAAGGCGAGCCTACCCCGTTCGAAGCTTATTTACCTGCATTGAATACCCCGACCTAAAAACAGCATGCGAGGCCGAGCGATACCCATATTCAACTGAACTTTACCGCATGCGCAACTGCCCGCATCGCTCCATGTTTGAGCGCGTATAACAAAAAAGGCGGAATAAATCCGCCCAATCTGTCAAACCTAGAGCACCACACTCTATTGCAAATATAGAACATTCAACGGAATCTGCACAGCCCTACTCACCAATCCGCCGGCGAATCGCATGGACGGTGCTGGAACGGCCCCAGGGATGCGAATTAATATCCTCGAGTGGTTCTTGGCCCACTGCGTATCTTTAAGCGCATTCTTGACCCATAACGCGGTATTCGATATAAACACGACATCGTGCTCAATCTTCAAACCGCATCGGCTCAACACCTCCGATGCTGTGATGGCCGTCACCGATACCCCGCCTTCAATGTTTTGAACTGCCTGGATAAGCTCAGACACGGTGACATTCATCGCGCGGTCATCCCTGTTGTGCACAACAACCTGCTGTTCCATGAGGTATTTTAAACACGCGATTTCGTCCTTGGTGTCCATGAGCGATCGTTCGTCCTCGAACTCATACCCTTTGAATAACTCACGCGCCTCTGATTCGGTTAATAGGTCCGATGTAATCAGCGATACACGACCGGCAAACATTGGGGCCAACTGATCGCCCAAACGCTGCTCGCCCAATTCCTCAGCGATTACGCGGGCAAACGTTTTGGTGTTGGCAAGTATGGTTGGCAGTAATTTAACCGTTCGAGCCTGCAACCGTTGGACGTAATCAGGCGTAAACGTTTTGGTAAAATAACGCCGTTTCTCCTCCCATTGCTGCTTGGTTGTGTTTGGTCTGGATAACGTGAGTACCGTCACACGTGTACGGTCCGACTGTTGGTGAACCTGTACGGCGATGGACGCGAACGCGAAACACGAACGGATGCGATACGTTTTCGCCGTACCGCTCGACGTCCCCTTAGCCATCACGCCGCCATCCTCTGCCGATGCTGCACGCATTAAAGCCATGACGGCCTGCATACGGTCCTGATTCCGTTTATCCTCACCCTCTGCCTCATCGAATACAACCGGTATCGCATCATGGCCGAGCGACTGACGCAAACCCGCCTCAGACGTTTCGCCCTGGACGGATAAACAGCACGCACCAAGCATAGCCCTAACCACGTTTTGAAACACCCATGATTTACCCGTACCCGCTGCGCCTGTTAGCCATATATGAGGCCGCCATGATAACGCGCCACATACGGGAGCCACGACGCACCAACCTGCAAGGAGGTGCGCATCGACCTCACGCGAAAACGATAGGCCCGATATAAATTCGGCGATTAGCTCCGATTCCTCATCGGGCATTGGTTGCGATACGTTCATGCCAAGGGGCGGCGATAATTCGTACAGGTAGCGCGATGACTGCTGCTCCAAGGGTAGCGCCCGACCGTTCACGATTAGCGACGACCCGTTATGGATTACCACGTTTGTACCGTCAACCCATGCGCCCCTGCCGCGTATGATGTTGGGGTTGAATATCCCGATTTTTTTGGATGCCTGGATAAGGTCGTCGCATGCCTGGTCGTGGTTGTACCCTTGTTTGGTGGGGTATTTGTCCAGCCAATACCGAAGTGGGGCGAGTTCGGGTAGGTTTGATTTGCTGAGCGATGAGGATGCGAGCGAAATAATTGTGCGCGATCCCTTCGAGTAGAAAATATGTTTGAGGCCTGATTCGTTCACGAACCCAAGCTGCACAAACGGAGCGTCTGCCTCGATTGGTTTGGCGTGCTGTTCGACCCATTCGATGGTATATGGATGGTCTGCGGCGTCCTGCTTGGGTGGTGTGCCTTCGGGCCACACGATCATGTCCAGCGTGCACGATAGGTCGCTGAGTATTTCAGCCACCTGCATCATAGCCTTACGCCCCGCATCATCGTTGTCTGGCCATAACGTCACGCGCTTACCGGCAAGTGGTGTCCAATCCGATTTATTCACAGCCGATGCGCCCCCTAACCACGTTGTCGTTGCCGGGTTGATGAGCTTAGCGGCCTCGGCTGCTTTTTCGCCCTCAACGATATACACGTAATCGGCTTGGATTATGTTTGGGAGGTTGTACAGCGTCCGTTGACCTTTAGGTAGCCCATAACGTCCGTTGGTGTATGGCTTGACATCCTTGGAGCCGTCCGAATAATCGAATCGGTGCACCTCGGAGATGACCGCCCCTGTTTGGTCGTGATAGTACCATTTCCCGTTGAGCACTGGCCGTTCGGACGGGTCGCGTTTGGGCGTTTCTTGGATGCCGAGTTCGACCTTGTAATCCGCACCGAGCGCCTTGAACCAATCGAACATATCGCCCCCTTTGTCACACGCAAAACATTTAAATATTTGTTTGGCCTGGTTGACTTGCAGTGATTTTTTGGTATCGTTGTGAAACGGACATAGGCCGACGAGTTCGGAGCCTTTGGGCGTGAGTTCAACGCGACGGGCGATGATGTCGACGATGTTGTGGGTCGATTTAAGTGTGGCGTAATCGGTCATGGTTGTGTGTAGGTTAATTCCTCGCCATGGTATGCGTGGTAAATATTTTGTAATTGGTGAACTGAATCAATATCCATTCCCCAGCTAAGTTCAAAACTGCCTTTGTTGCTCTGAAATATTAAAAATTTGTCGCATATCCAAACATGGCCGTCAAGCACAAAACGACATTTGAACCCGCAACGCAATAGCCAATCTTTAGTAAGTTTTGCTGGCCGATAATTCTCACTGGTTTCAATCGCATTCAAATCGTCCAAATCAACCACATTTTCCACCCATTCCGATTTCGGGTCGGCCAATTCGTCATGTACCAAATATTCGACTATGTTTCCAATTCGTAGTTCCGTGTTTCTCATAATATCAGCCCCGCAAGATAAATACCAACACCCGAACCACAAGCGGCACCGAGCGAATAAATTATTTTATCCCAATGCGAACCAAACGCGGCCCGCTTAACATTGAACGTCCACACGTAGCTGATTAAGCCCGCAACCGCGATGGATGACGCAATTTGTTTGTGGGCGAGTAGTATTGTGTTCAGCGAAACGAGTAGTACTTGGACGAATGCGGTGGAGAAAAGTAGCGCGCGTGGATGCGAGGTTATTGATGGCCATGAACGGCCCGCCATGAATAGGTCATGCCCCGATTTGGTTCCGTCGTTATAGTACATTCCATCACGCGTAAAAGTACGCTGGTTTTTTTCCGTTGGGGAAGATAACAAAGGTA